ACAAAACTTCATTTTACGCTTAGTTAGGATGATAATTATGCACATCATTGACACGTATGATACGCTAACGGCGCAGAGCCTCTCAAAGGCTCACCGCAAGCCCCTCCGGGGCGTAGCTTGCGGGGTGCTAGTAGCTATTGGGATAGCTCTATGCATAATGCCTAATGCAGGCTCTACAAACAATAAACAATATGTGGACTATAAGACTTATGCGTTATATCTATTAGACTTTAACTATAAAGAATATAAATGCTTAGCAGCTCTATATGGTAAAGAGAGTGCATGGAATCCAGATGCAGTTAATGGATCACACTATGGAATACCACAAGGCAAGAGTGAGTATCTATCAACACTTAATGGGTATGACCAAGTACAATGGGGCTTAGACTACATAGGTCATAGATATGGTGAGCCTTGCATAGCATGGCAACACTTTAAGGATAAGGGTTGGCATTGAGGCGTTCGGCATTAACAGACAAAGGTAGTACATCTCAATGGCGTAAGCTGCGCACTATCGTATTGAACAGAGACCAACACACATGCCAACGATGTGGATCAGTAGCTACACATGTGGATCACATCATTCCAAGAAGGTTAATGGCAGGTGAGGCAGTAGATTCAATGGATAACCTACAAAGTCTGTGCAAACAATGCAATCTTTCTAAAGGGGGGCGGTTTTTTGATATTAAAACGACACCCATGACCCCCCTTGGTTCTTTTATCCCGAAAAATGGCAAAATAAGCCACTATCAGGATGAGTCGGAGTGAATATGCTTAATGAGGCTCAAACAGGCTCAGAACAGCCTCAGATGGCTTACCGAGGTGTAATAGAACCCCGTATATGGACTAAGAGCCCAGATTTACCCTCTCTGGGGATAGATTTTATTGAATTCTGTGAATCTATTGGCGTTACCTTGCTCCCTTGGCAACAATTTTTAGCCCATGAAATCTGCAAAGTTAATGAGGACGGCAAGTGGTATTTCAAAGAAGTTGGGGTCATTATCAGCCGCCAAAACGGTAAATCTACATTCATGCAGCTAATGATTTTATGGAGAATGTATGCTTTAGAGCAGAAATTGCAGGTACATACAGCTCACAAGCTGACAACATCATCTGAAATCTTTTGGAAGATAGATGACACAATCCAATCCTATGCTCATCTCGTAGATCGCTTTGGAAAGAAATACGAGTCAAAGGGTTCGCAGGAAATCAAGCTAAAAACTGGTGAGCGTTACTTAGTCCGAGCCAATAACTCAGCTTCTCGCGGAATTGCAGCTCCAGACACAGTTTATATGGATGAGGTTAGAGAGTTCCATGATGATGAAGTCTGGTCATCGCTTCGATATACGCAGATGGCAACACCTAATCCACAAACCCTCATCTTTAGCAACGCAGGGGATCAGCATTCTGTAATTTTGAATAGATTAAGAGAGCGAGGTATTGCAGCAGCTGCTGGAGCCGATGATCGCATTGGATGGTTCGAGTGGTCTGCTGAACCTGGCTGTGAGATTCGTGATCGTAAAGCTTGGGCGCAAGCCAATCCATCTTTAGGTTACACAATTAGCATTGACAATCTTGAAGCTGCAATGATGGATGATGAATCCATTGTCCGAACAGAACTGTTATGCCAATGGGTATCTCAAATTAACCCAGCAATCAACCCATCTTCTTGGGCTTCTTGCGGTGTTGATAAATTGAAGCTTGATAAAGAGAAATCTACATGGATGGCAATCGACCTTTCTCCAGATCGCAGGGAAGGGGCATTGCTTGCTGCTCAAAGACTTACAGGCGATAAATTTATTGTTGTATTACTTGAGACTTATTCCAATCCTGTAAATCTTGATGACAAACAAATGGCCAATTCTGTAGCTGACTGGGTTCGTAAATATCAGGTAGAGACTGTCGCTTATTCTCGGCAAACTTCAGGTGCAGTAGCTGCAAGGCTTGCTCCAGCGGGGATTAACACAACTCCAATCGATGGGGCAGTCTATGGACAAAGTTGTGACGAGATGCTCTCGGCAATTACCAGCCAAAGACTTATGCATGGTCATCAAGAAGAATTGACAAAGCAAGTTTTAAGTGCAGTTAAACTACCATTCAAAGATGGTGGTTGGTATTTAGGAAGAAAAGTCAGCAATAGCACAATCTGCTCAGCTGTAGCAATGGCTATGGTTTCCCATTTTGCTACTGCCCCAGATGCCGAAATGGACATCATGGTTGGCTAGACACTTTTAGCGTAATTGTCAAATCCTTAGACATTTATGCTATTATTTGTCCAATGGGAATCTTTGACCGTTTTGTGAAGGCTCCATCTGTCAATGTTTCAGAAACAGATGTTGCAGCCTCTTTACAGCCATTTAATCTTTCAACTTCTTTCTATGGCATTCTTACTGCACCAGTTACAGTAGATCGTGCATCTGCAATGTCGGTGCCAGCAGTGGCAAGAGCTAGAAACATTATATGTGGAACTATTGGTTCATTACCTTTAGAGCAGTATAATAAAATTACAGGCGCACACATCGAGCCACTTCGAGTAATCAATCAACCCGATCCGCGTGTGTCTGGCTTTGTTGTTTATAATTGGCTTGCCGAAGATATTTTCCTGTATGGCGTTGGCTTTGGTTTAGTCCTTGATGCTTATGCAGAGGATGGTCGCGTTCGCTCATGGACTCGTATTGATCCACGCCGCGTACAAGCAAAATATAACTTAGCAATGACTGAAATTGATGGCTATGAAGTTGATGGATTAAAAGTTCCTTTGGCTGGCATTGGCTCTATCATCCGTTTCGATGGATTTGATGAAGGCTTTCTTAATCGCGCAGGGCGCACAATTACAGCTGCAATTGAATTAGAAAAGGCAGCACTTTCTTATGCTAAAGAGCCAGTACCTTCAATGGTTCTAAAAAGCAATGGCACAAATTTAACTTCAGAGCGCATTGCTAAACTTCTTGAAGCATGGCGTAACTCTCGCGCAACTCGTTCAACAGCGTTCCTTAATGCAGATGTTGAAATGCAATCCGTTGGTTTTGATCCTAAGAGCTTGCAGCTCGTAGAGGGGCGTTCCTATGTTGCGCTTGAATTAAGCAGGGCAGCAGGCATTCCTGCCTACTTTATTTCAGCAGAAAACACCAGCATGACTTATTCCAACGCTACATCGGAAAGGCGTTCGCTTGTTGATTTCTCACTTCGTCCAATCCTTTCGGCAATTGAGTCAAGGCTTTCACTCCCAGATATTTGTCCTTCAACATCAGAAATTCGTTTTGATTTAGACGATTTCTTACGCGGTAATGCATTAGAACGCGCACAGGTTTATCAGATACTCAACACAATTGGCGCAATGAGCGTTGAACAAATTCAAGAGGAAGAAGACTTAATACGATGAAAATCGATATGCCAGTCACACTTACAGCAGCGGACTCAGACAAAAGAACAATCTCAGGTCGCATAGTCACATGGGGCGAGCAAGGCAACACATCTGCTGGACCAACAATTTTTGCTGCCGAATCAATCAAATTTAACAAAAATGTAAAACTGCTTCTAGAGCATGATCGCACTCGTCCAATCGGCAAACTTTTATCTTATGAAGTCACCAAAGAAGGCATTGATGCAACATTCAAAATAGCCAACACTATGGCTGGTGAAGATGCTTTGGTAGAAGCTGCTGACGGACTCCGAGATGGCTTCTCAGTAGGAGTCAAGGTCGATGCTTGGGATAATCAAGATGGCGTTATGGTGATTTCAAAATCATCAATCGTTGAAACATCTTTGGTGACTGATCCCGCAATCGATTCTGCGCGAGTTTCGCAGGTTGCAGCTTCTGAAGAAGAAGCCACACAAGTTTCTGAAACAACCGTTTCAGAAGTTCAATCAGAAGGAGAACAAGTGTCAGACACTACCGTTCCAGAGACTCCTGCCGTTGCTGAAGCGGTAGAAGCACACAAAGTAGAAGCAACGGCAACACGCCCAGCATTCTATGCCACTCCACGCATCAACCCTGATCTAACAGCTGGTCAGTTACTTGAAGCAAACATCAAAGCCTCAATGGGCGATGAAGATGCTCGTCAATTAGTTTTAGCAACTAACGACACATCAACAAACACAGGTTTAACACTCGCTCCACACATGAACGAGTTCGTTACAACTTCAATCGATGGCCGTCCAGCCGTAGATGCAGTTACTCGCGGCGCACTGCCAGCAGCAGGAATGTCATTTACAATTCCGAAGATTTCAACTGCACCAACTGTTGATGGAGATTCAACTGAAGGCGAAGCACTTGGCGGAACAGAAATGGCCTCAACTTATATTACAGTTGATGTCAAAAAAGCAGCAGGAGTCCAAAATATATCTTGGGAGCTTTTAGATCGCAGCTCACCAGCATTCTATGATGAACTTATCAAGGAATTGAACTACGCATACGCAAAGGCAACAGATCGCGCTCTAGTTTCAAAACTTATTGCTGATGGAACACAAGCATCAACACAAGCTGCAACAATTGCAGGGTTTAAGGCATACATTGCTAAAGAAACTCCAGCAGCGTATCTTGCAGCAGGTAAGTTTGCTAAAAACATCATTGCTAATACTGCATGGTGGGAGTCAATTATTACTGCTGAGGACACAACAAATCGTCCACTATTTACAGCTGCACAGCCTTCAAACGCTCCAGGAGCTGTTGGAGTGCAATCATTGACTGGGACAGTAATGGGGCAGAACCTCTTTGTTGATCCACACATGTCAATCACAACACTCATTGATGATTCTGCATTCTTGGTTGTACCAGAAGCAGTTACATTCTATGAGGCTCCAAAGACACAAATTCAGGTTCAGACTTTGGCTAATGGTCGCTTACAGGTAGCAGTTTATGGCTACTACGCAATTGCTACAAAGGTCGGCGCAGGCGTTCGTCGCTTCAACCTAACTTAATAAAAAACTAATCATGGGGGAGCGGTTGCTCCCGATCGCTCCCCCAGCAGTTTAGAGAGGAATGAAATGCCAACAATTATCACTGCAAGCGAGCTTCGCTCTGTCCTTGGTGTTTCATCCTCTCTTTACACAGATGCTTATTTGAATGACATTATTGATACTGCCGAAGGGGTTGTTCTCCCTTTATTAACAACCTTTACAGCTCCTATTGGAATGGTTTCGCTGACAAGCAATGTCGCAACCTTTACTACAGTAGGCATCCATGAATTTACAGAAGGCCAGTCAGTTGTCATTACTGGATGCGGTTCTCCATTCAACGGTACACGCACAGTCAATGCAGACCCAGAAGATGAAACATTTACAGCCAACATTACTAATGCAGATGTTATTGAAAAGAATGTCATTCCATCTGGGTTAGGCGCAACAGGTTCACATACTTATGTTGGACACGCTCCAGTTGAATCAGCAATCATCGTAGTTTCAGTCGAGGTCTTTCAATCTCGTACAGCAGCAGGAGGTCAAATTGAAGGCGTTGATTTTGCTCCTAGCCCTTTCCGTATGGGGCGCAGCTTATTTAATCGTGTATCAGGACTTCTTGGTGCATACATTGATGTAAAAACGATGGTGGGATAATGCCTGCATCAACAATTCTTTCAGCTATTCGCCAACCTTTAGCTACAGCTTTAGCAGGCGTTGCTGGCAATGTTTATGCCTGGGTTCCAGAGACAATAATTCCTCCAGCCGTGGTATTGGTTCCATCATCACCTTACCTTGAGCCAACTTTACTCAATAAATCTACATTGAAGTTACAAATCAATATGACTGTAACATGCGCCGTTGCTTATACATCTAATCCAGCATCCCTGGACAATTTAGAGCAACTCATACTAAGTGTTCTAGCCGTCATACCTAGTGGATATGAAATCGGACAGATCGATAGACCAACCGTCACGCAGGTAGGATCAAGCAACTTGCTGGTTGCTGATATTAGCGTGAGCACCATCTACACACAAACAACCTAGGAGACAAAATGGCAACAACTGTACTTACAGGTCGCGATTTAATCCTGACCATTGATAGCAAGACCTATGATGCTCAGGCGACCAGCGTTACCTTATCAAACAAGCCAACATTAAACACATACGAAACAATTGATGGCAAGGCTTACAAACACACTAATGATGACTGGACACTATCTGTGACAATGCTTTCAGACTGGGGTGTTAATAGTCCAGGGGTTTCATTGTGCGAAACAATGTGGACAGCAGCTAACTCAGCACCTAACACAGCACTTGCTTTCAGTCTAACAGCTGCAACAGGTGCAGTTATTACTGGCAATGTATTTCCTGTATTCCCAGATGTAACGGGTACAGGAGCAGATGCTCAATCAATTACACTTGCATTTCAAGTATCTGGAACACCAACTATTACAATTTCGTAATTAAACACAACGGGAGCAAACATGCAAAAATCAATCACAATTACATATCAAGAAGGTGGACAAGAAACATACACAGCTTATCCGCCTGATTTTGCTAAGTGGGAAAAAACTACGGGCAAGGGTATTTCG